TGACCGATAACGATGGGATGTTGATGTAGCGGTCGCCGCTCGCAGCCCTTTTCACGCCGTCTGTTTCCCACGTCGGCCCATTGACCAGCGTGCCGTTGAACGTCCCCAAGCCACCCATCGAATAAGCCGTGGTGCCAGTGCCTGCGTTTTGACTGCTACGCAGCGGCCAGCAGACCATTGAGTTCCAAAGCCCCAACTCCTTGACGCCTTTGACAAAGGCGCTCAGTGCCGCCACGTCGGTGGCGCCGGACGCAGCGGCGAAAGCCGTGGCGTCGGCGTCGTATCCGCGAGCCGGTGTGTTGAGCGACAATGTCGGGGCGAGGATCATTCTTAGGCGGTGTAGGCGATGATGCGGCCGCTGTGTAGTGTGATGGCGGTGAACTTACCGAAGAGCGTGGTTCCGGCAGGGATTGTTGGAGCGCTGCCGCTGGTGGCGTTGGCGATGCCGTTGGTAATGTTGCCGGTCAGGGCGCTGAACTTGGCATCGGCAAGGACTTGGATGGCGAGCCAGTCGCCGGCTGGGGGCGTGGTGTCGGCAATGTAGATGCCGCCGGACAGGCCGTTGGTGATTTTGTTGTTAGGGAATCCCATAGTGTTGGTTGGTTAGTATTGGTTGACGCGGGCGGTCCACATGGAGGGTTGCCCTTGCTGGAAGTAGTATTTGTCGCGCTGAGAGATCAGCTCGGACTCGGCGAGTTGCTCCATGGCGAGTGCTTTGTCGAGCTGGCCGTCTTCGGTTTGCAGATCCGAGGTCAGGAGGTAGCCGACTGCTTTTGCGATGACGGCGGGCACGGTCGCGGTGAGGTTGCTTGCTGAGTATTCGGTCGGGCGAATGCGGAAGTTGACCCAGACGGTGGTTGGCAGGTCGGTGCTTTGCGGGAAGCGGACGTTGTCGCCGAGGAGCGTGTAGCCGATGGCGCGGGGGGCAACGTGTGTCGCAGGGTTGTCGCGGAGGACGGCGAAGACTTCGCCCATGGCGGTCTGGCCGCTTTGCTCGTAAGGAATGAAATAGCCGGTCGTGTCGTTGCCTTCGACGGTGCGTTCTTCGACGCGCATGAGTTCCGGCCAGTCTGCCCACTCCCAACAGTCAGCAATCCGCTCGTTGGCGGCGGCGACCATCATGGTCTTGGCGCTCAACGGAATGTTGTCGATGGGAGTGCTTCCGCTTCCGGCGTCGTTGCCTGCGCGCTGCCACGCGCGGAGCAAGATAGACTGTAGGGTGACAGTCCTCATTATTCAGCAGCGGGCGCTTCCTCCGTGAGTTGCTTCTCGATGCTCGTAGCCAGCGGCAGGATCTGCGCGGCGGCGTTCAGCCCGCCGGTTTTGACGGCGAGATCCAAGCACTGCATGACGACCTTGGCCTCTGCTTCGGTCAGAGCGACTTGCTTACTCATTGGTCGGAGCCTCCTGTTGCGCTGCGAGGTAAGCCTGTGTCGCGGGAATCGCGGCGAGGACGGCCTGAAACGCGGCGGCAAGTTCGGGAACCGCTGCCATGATTTCGGGCGTCAGCGGCGCGGTCATCTTCTGGACGAGACTGCCGTTCGCGAGTTCGCCGTCTGCGGTTGCAGGAAGCAACTCGACGGTGATGGAACCACTGTCTGCTGTCGGCTGGATGGCCGAGAGCGTGTAGACATGGAGTTTATCGAACACCTTCGCGGGGATGGGTTCGACGGTTATGGGTGTTGGGTTGTTTAACATAAAGTGTTAGGCGATGAGGCCAAGTTCTTGGAGGCGGTCAATGATGGCGTTGATCGCGGTGCGGGCTTCGGTGTCCACCGTTCCGCCGCCTGCGGGGTCAGCTACGGTGGCGGGTTGATCGACGGGCGTTACTCCGTAAAAGCCAAGCAGCGAGGAGGTCGCGCTGCCGATCTTGATGCCGCGTAGGGATGTGCCGCTGCCGCCTGCTTGCGCGTCGATGATAAATTCGTTGGATGCCCAGCGGAGATTTACACGCTCAAAGTTGGCGTTGCTGCTGGTCGAAGTATTGTAAATGCGGAACGCTTGTGCCGTTGTTCCCAGTCTTTGCCCAAGTGCGCCAGCTTCATCGCGGCGCAGGCCCGCGTCGTTGAAGAAGTTGAGGCCGAAGGAGCCGCTGCTGTTAAAGATTACACCGCCACTGTTTAGTTGGACGCCTCCAGAAGTTGTAATATTTCCAGAGCCATCTATGGCCATTCTTTCAATGCCGTCTGTTTGAAAAGCCATTCCCCTCGCCGTCCCACCGCCCGATCCCTTCTCCGTGCCAAGAATGGCGACATTGCTTGCCCAAGCCAAACGTAGGCGCTCGTGGTTCGTCGCGGAGGTATGCGTATTGTATATGTTCAGCCCTTGGGCATTTGCCGCATTGCGGATAGCGACAACGCCCGCCGCATCGCGGAATAAGCCGGTGTCGAAACTTAACGAAGAGGGAGCGCCAGAAGTGACCCATCCGTATCCGCCATCGCTTTCGTTGAGGAGGATGCTGTTGTTATGCAGTAGGCGGGTTGCGCCTTGGCTGAAAAACGAAATTCTGTTGAACGAACCTGTTGCGCGAAGGTTTATTCCTGCGTTGGCGTTACCAAAAAATCCGTCTTTTGTGAGGTATGCTCGCGTGGCGCCGCCAACTTGAAAATCAGCAAGCATAGAAGCGGATGCGCTGGCAGTATCGGTGACGTTGACGCGCAGCCCTGTGAAAGTGGTGCCGCTGGCATTCCAAGTTTGCGCCAGATCAAGCACAGGCGCGGACGCCGTGAGCGTGCCGTTGTTGGCGGTGAGCGTGGTGAAGGTGCCTGCCGCTGGCGTGGTGTTGCCGATGGGCTGGCCTTCGACTTGGATGCGGCCAGAGGCGTTCGGCGCGGTCAGCGTGCGGGTCGTGCCGGTGGCGATGCTGCCGAGGTCGAAGGCGAGGTTCTTGCTGGTGTCGGTGTTGTCGTAGAGCAGGAACTGCGAGTCGCTGAACACGTCCGGCATGGTGCCTGCGTAGGTGTAGTCGGAGTCGCGGTTGCTGCCGCCTGTCGCTGTGCGGATGTAAATGCCAGCCTGCTTGCGGCTAACCGGCCAGACGCCGCTGGCGGTTCGGACGAGCCATGCGCTGTTGAGAGCGGCCGAGCCGTCGAGCGGAAGGTCTGCGTATGTTGCAACTTCGCCGTCAATGTAGGACGCACCGCCGCCTCCACCGGAGCCGGTGAAGTCGAAGTTTCCTGTCAGCGGATTGAACTTGATGGCCATTAGCTCCGAGTGACTGTCGCGATCTTTGCGTCATCGCTGGACGGCGTGCCGCCGACATAGGTGAAGGTCAGCGTGGCGACTGTCTGGCTGCCTTCTTTGTAGACCACCGTCGAAAGATTGTTTGTCGTGGAGACGTAATTCAGCTCAACCGCGTTGTGCTGCGGAATATTTAGACCGGCGATGTTTCTGACGGAGACGTTCGGAGTCATATTAAGCGGCGGCAGGCTGCGGCCCGCCTATCTGGTTTTCTTGTGCCATCTGCTGCAGCGCCGGTTGCGCCCCAACTCGGCCAACCACTGCGTTCTGTTGCTGCTGTAGTTGAAAATTAAACGCCTTCATGCGCGCATCGATCATGCGGCGGAAGATCTCGTCGGACTGATAGCGCTGCATGACAGCAGGGTTCGACTGAATAATCTGTTGGAGGGTCTGCAAGCGTATCTGAGCATTTTGACCGCCTTCTTTGAGCGGCGGCTCAGTGCCAGCGCTGATTTTCGCAAAGGCACTCTGCTCGTCCTCCATCTCAGCCTGCGATGCAGCTCCTATGTCTCGCACCAAAATGTTGGCTAGATTTTGATCGACGCTGCCGAGCATGAACTTAATTAAATTTGCTCTATCAAGCACCTGCATTGAGTCGAGCGGGACCAGCGTCTGCGCGATAAACTGCATCTTGGCTTCGAGAGCAGCCGTGTCCAAAAGTCTCGCGTCGAACTCGGCCTGAATATCGAACTTGCCGCGGATGTCGGCGGCTCCTTCCGCTATGGGCGTACCATTGCCGGTGACGCGAGAGATTTCCTCTAAAGTGAGATACTGCTGACTCAGCGAGAGGATCTGCGCGACGACCAGCTTCATATCGAGCAGCCAGCTATCGACCAAGTCCTGCATGTGCAGCATGGCGATGTTTGGATTGACGGCTTCGGTCATCCGGCCGAAGTAGCGGTCCACGTCGGCGCGCGTTGCCGCCTCGACCTCGATGCTGCGCTGGTCAAATGGCGGCGGCTGCATCCATGTGATCTCGTTCGGACGGCGCTCCGGTATCTGCATGGCCGGTCCCAAGACGAGATCGATCTTTCCGCGCGAGGCGGGAATTTTGAGAGGAGGAATGATGCTGAGACTGGTGGCATCAACTCGCGCGTCGCGCTGCACCTTGATCTCTTCCTGCGCCGTCTGACAAATTTCCGGTATTCCGCGGCTTTCGAGCAGAGGGCGCGTGTTGCGCTCGCGCGGCAGCTCGACAAAAGGATATTGAGCGTGCTCGTATGGCATCAGCTCATGGAGCGCGTAGCTGTCGGTGATGTTCCAACTCAGCACCGTCCGCGTGACCTTGGTCGCTCCGGTGCGGTCGTCGTGCTCTTTGCGATAGACGTGCCACACCTCGACCAAGTCACGGAGCTGCTCGAAGAGGAAGTTGTCCGAGCGGTGGATGTTGAGATGAATGCGCTTTAACTCACCCTTGTGCTTGATGGCGCGCTCGACCCACTCCTTGTCCCATCCCTCGATGGCGGCGCGCTCTCGCAGCTCGAACTCGTTGAGCAGCTCGCGGCGGGCAATAAATGGCGCCCTTTGGATGCTGTCGGTCTGGATGGGAAAAATGATGTCCTCCCACGCTTCCAAAGAACGCACCACAGGCTTGGAGGAAAAGATGTAAGGGCTTTCCCACTCGACCTCGCCCTTCTCGCGCAGCTCGCGCACTTTGCTTACCTTGCCCAGCTCCGGCACAATCTGGCCAAGAAGCTCGGCGGCGACTTCTTCCTGCGCCGGATCGAGGACGACTTCGAGGAGCGCCTGCAAGTTAGGGTCTTGCGTCTCCTCGATCATCATCATCGCCTCTTCGAGCGTGAAGCGCTTGATCTCAACGCGGCTCTGGCGTTCCCAATCGATGGACATGATGGCGAGGCCATAGGTCTCGCGCATCTCGGCGGCTAGGCGTACCTCGCGGCGCAGGTCATCGAGGCAGTGCGTAAAGAGAAGCCATTTGAGGACTGTCTCGGCAGCCGCCTTCTTCGGAGCGTCCATAACCTCGACCGGCTGGACTTGGATGCGCGATTTGAAGAACGCGGAGACGAGAGAAATTACCCGCTCGCGGACAATACTCTCAGCGAGAAAAATCTTTGAGTCGCTCGCGCCCTCCCAAGGAAAAACGCGCCGACCATAGGCGCTCTGGTGCTTGCGGCCGTCGTCTGTCTGCCCTGACCAGATACAATATCTGGTGTTGAAGTTTTTGACCTTCCGCTGCTGATACTGCGAGCCGTCAGCGTCCGCCTGATCGATGTCGCTGATGATTTTGACGATGTCCGAGCGGTCTAGCTTCATGGGACGACGATGGTGGGCTTTCTAGGTGTGTAGTTGACTGCGCACTGCGGGTTTTTCTTGAGGAACCAAGACCGGAACGATTTGTCGGCCCAGCAGTCGCTGCCAAGGTGGTGCTGCCATGCGTAATAGGCGTCGGCTGGCACATCCATAATGTGCTGGCCTAAGCCATCTACGGTGCAGTGCTCTAGCTGGTCGTTGAGCTGCTTGGCCTTTGTCGCCTCGATACCGGCCATCACTTGCTGCGCATGCCAGCCGGTTTTCAGCTCTTCTTTGACAAGCTGCGCCAGCTCGCCGTCCATGTCGGCGACCAGCTCGCCGAATATTTGAGATGACATCCTAACTGCGACGGCGTCCGAAGACGCCGCCGTGTGTTAAGACGCTTAGTAGGAAGCGAGGGGCAGCATGGAGAAGAAGATATGAACTTCTCCAGCGTCCAGCTCCGCGAGGTCATACGAGGCCATCGAAGCGAAGTTCGCATTGATGTCCGTCGCGCTGACGTAAGCCGCGGGGATGGTCGAGGGCTGCACTTTGGCCAGCACTTCGCTGCCGTTGACGTTCACTTCGGTGGAAGTGAGCCATCGGTCGGTGTCACCGGAGTCTCCGATGATGAGCGCGTTGGTGTTGTACGCCGACGTTCCGGTCTTCTCGAACGGAGTTTTCAGGTGGATCGCCACGCGGGTGACGATGCTCTTGGCGGGCACGGTGACGATCTTCACGTCTTGGGCGGTGTTGTCCGCGGAAGTCGTGAGGTCGCTGTGCGTGATGATGGCTTTGTGGGTGAACCCAGTCGCTGCCTTGGTCTCTGATGGCAATTCAAACAGTTCCATTTTCTTTTTTCTCCTTAGTTAGAATTAAGCAGTGGCGTTGAACTTGCCCATCGCCTTCGGCGACATGACAGCGAGCGACACGATGGTGTCCACCAGTCCGCGAGGACCGCCGCCTTGGTCTTCCAGCTCTTGGAAGCGAGGGCGACGACCATAACGCAGGCCAATGTGATCGGGCGAGATGACATAGCCGCGAGCATATTTTTCAGCGTCGGTCGATGCGTTAGCGGCCAAAAATAGGCTGCTCACGATCTCGGTCGTATTGAAGTCACCTTCGTAGAACGAGATATTCGAGACCAAGCGGTCGCTATTAGCAGCCTGCGCGGTCTGGCGCAGATTGAACACGTTCGACGTGCTGTTCACAGTGAATCGCGTGAAGTTGGTGATGGCCTTCTTGAGCGAAGGGCCAGCAACCAAGATCAGGCGATCTTGCGATCCAGTCTGCTCATAGATGCTTTGCAGAACATTCTGCAAGGCGCTCTCGGTGAGCGACGTAGTAGCGGTGTTGTTGATGCTGGCAGAAGGTGTCGCCTGCGATGTAGGAACCGGAAGGTCGGTTTGAGAACCGGCCGTTGCGATCCACTTACCCAATCCGCGGGTTTTGTAGGCCACGCTGCCGGAGCCTTCGACGGATTCGTTGTCGCTGGAGATGGTTCCTTCGATATCCCTTTTAAGTTCCGTCAAAGCCTTTGCCGTCGCGCGTGCAAATTCACGCTTGCGGCCAATAGCAGCGACATCAGCCAGATTGGCTTGGAAGTCAGACACGCGGACGGTGCGGCGCAGCTTCTGAGCGCGGGCGCTGAGAAGAACGCGGTTAGCCGTGGCATCCGAGAACTCGGAAACGTCGGAGGAGTCAACAACGCCATCGGTGCTGACGGCATTATAGCTGTCGGCCAAATAGCTGTAGATGGCCGGATTAGTGATGTCGCCCATCGTGCGGGCGATTGAACTGGAAATAGGCGTGTTTTTCGCATCGACAACGGTCT